CCACGCTACTTTTTCGCCTCGATGGCCATTACGCCGCAAGACGAGCAATCGAGTAAATCGCTGCCCCGTGAGATCGATCATCTTCATGGCGGACAACATAGCCTGCCCGCAGAGGATTATACCAGTCGTTTCGCCTCCGGTGAGCGGAAGGGGTGGCATGTGTCAGGCCAGCACCAATGCCCGCGCCTGCGCTGCCCCCGCCCCGCCGGTCAATGCCTGCACGCTCACCAGCATCTCGATCGCACCGAACTGTGCGACCGCCCCCCCGCTATAGGTTGCGGTGAATGTCCCTGTCGGCGTCGCCGCCGGCAGGATATCGGCAATCAGCACCGATGGCGCATAGGCGTTGCTCACCTGCGTCGTCAGCCCGGCAGGTGCGGTGAATGCCCCTGCGGTGTTCGCCGCCGACAGCCAACCGGCGAGCAAATATTCGCTGGCATTCGCCGGGCTCAGCGATGGCGCGGCCGCCGACCATGGTGAAGCCCCGCCGGTGCCAGGCGCCGTCACTGCCTGATCGATCACCGGATTGATCCCGCCGGCACCCGATTTCCGCAGGCAAAACGCCTCGACGAGAAAGTAGATGGCGGACGAGGCAGTCAGCACCGGATCGGCATCGCCCGCCTGGCGGACCCGGGTATATAGATAACACGAACCGCCGATGGTGGCGGTCTGGGTATAGCCGGCAGGCGGCGAAGAAATGGCGCCGGAGGCGGCAACGAACAGCGCCACCAGATCACTCGGTTGCGGATTGGTTTTCGAGAGGGGCACGGTCAGGCTGCTCACGCTGGCGCCCGATGGTATGTTCAGCCACGCGCCCCAAGTCGTCCTTGGCGTTGCCGGCGTGACCGAGGCCGCGCCTGCCGTCCGCAGAGCGATCTGCGCACCCCAGCCGACGTTGCCGGGTGGCGGAGGCCAGGTAACGGTTTGTGATCCGGTTGGCGTATTCGTGGTATCGAGTTGTTTGTCGCAGAGAACGACGCTCGGCCCGCCAAGAGCGGCGATGCGCGAAGTAAACCCCGGCGGCAGCGTGGGTGCGCTGACGGAGGTGATATAGCTGGTACCGTAGATCGCCACCAGCAGATCGCTTTGGAAATTCGGGTTGATCGATGGCGCGAGATGCAGCGGCGTAATGGTGCCGCCGCCCCCCGTGGCAATTTCGGTGAACAGACATGAGTTGTATGCATCGACCGGCGTCGTCGCATCACAGCCGATGTAGCTGGCCGCGACGCTGTTCCACCATCCGCTGGCGGCGGCGGTGAGCGTGATCGTGGTCGGGTCGGCTGACTGGAATAGCCGGTAAATGACGCCCTGGCCGTTGGCGTTGCAAATCACCGACCACCCTGCCGGAGTGGTGACCGACTGCGGCGCGGCATCGGCATAGGCCGCTTGCTTGACGAAGCCGACCACGGTGACGTCGCCGAGCGCAGTCCCGGCAGGCAGATTGATGGTGGTCGAGACGGCGTTGTTGTTGGCCCCGGTCGAGGTAGCGCGCAGGGTGACCGGCATGGATCAGACCCGGTTGGTCAAGATGGTGATACCGAGGTCGGCTGCCAGGCAAAAACGAAGTGATGCACCGCGTCGTTCTGACCGGACGATTTGGTGAGATAGTTGGCCTGCGACGATGCCGTCATCTGCATCGCCCGGCTACCTGCGAAACGGCCCGCGACCAACGTAAAGTTAGCGGGTGTGCCGCTGTCCCAATAACCCGCCACGGCATCAGACGATACAGCGTAGAGATCGAAGCTGTCACCGAATGCTTGCACTATACCCTCGCTGCGAGAATGGTGATGCCGTAACCAGGCATGTCTCTTAAACTCTCGTTGCCATAAAGGTTATGGCCAAGTCAGATAGGTTTGCGTCCTGCGATGATGGCGCCGTCACTCGCAATACGTCTCCAGCATTAAATGTCGTGCCAGATGCAGCAGTGAACGTGAAGGCGCCTGCTGTGCTGATAGCGACTGTGCCAATGCTGGTTGGTGTGCCGCTTACCACTCGGTAAACGGTGAATGTCGCTGTTGCGGCTGGTGGTGTAGCGGCAAAGCCTACTGACCCGGCGAAGTTAGCTGCAAGCGTGAGTGCCATGGACATCGGCACATGCACCATCATGCTTGCAGTAGGCTTCCCCACGTAGGGCAGGGCAACTGGAACTTGGGCAACTTCGGTAGGCAACTGGGCATAGGTGGCCGAGCCGGTGAGGCCGGCGAATGACGTCGCGCCTGGCGGCCCGGCGGGCCCAGTAGCCCCCGGGGGGCCAGGCACCGTTGAAGCCGGCCCAGCGGGTCCCTGTGGCCCAGCAGGACCGGCAGGCCCCTGTGGCCCTGTGCCATGCGCAATCGCCGCATTGAGATCCGCCGCCATGAGCGGCTGACCCGGTGACCATGGATAGCCTGACCCGTTCGTCATCCGAGCACCGGCCCGTTGTCCAATACTATGACGCTCTGATGTGGCCCGACGGCCCCGCTGATCCCGCCTTGCCCGGGCATTGCCGGCACCAGCGCCCCCGGGATCTTCGCCTGCGCCACGTGGGCGTTGGCCGCCTTGATCGCCGCCTTGGTGCCCGAGAGCGCCGCGGCGTGGCCTGGGTTAGCCGGCAGCCCGAAATTGAGCGCGAGCAGCGCCGCCATTTCGTAACGCAGCGCCCGCCGATAGATCGGCGGCAGCCCGAGCGGGTCGGTTAATTCCTTGTAGGTCGGCAAGGCTTGCCGCCAGAACACGTGTAGATCGAACTGCCCCGCCGGCGGGATCGGCCACGGGTATATGGTCCCGTCGGGGAAGTCGCGCTGATACCAGATGGCGGCGGGGAATGTGGTCAGCTGCTTCAACCCGATGTCGTTGTATTCCTCCATGCTGTCGATGAGATACAGCGGGAAATCCACCGGCCCGGCGTTATAGACGGTCGCCATCTGCTGCCCGGTGAGCAACCGCGCATAGGCGCTGTCCAGCCGCGCCGGGCAGTCGGTCAGCGGATAGGTCTGCGCCCCGGTGCTGGGGATGATCTGTTCGCTCAATTTCCAGCACATGAACCGCTCGTTGTTCCACTGATCGACGATTTCGAGCAGCAGATCGAACGCGGTGTTGGCGTCTTCAGCCAGCGGCGTTTGTCCCACCCCCACGACGCTGCTGGTGAGCAGCGCCGCGTTGATGAAATCGATACACGTGCGGATGGGCATGGCTTTACGCCTTGGCCGGTGCCTCGGCTGCCGCGGCAGCGGTTGCCGCCGCGCGTTTGGCTTCCGTCGCCGAGACGCTCTCGTCGACGACGGGCTCTTTCTTGTCGTCCATCGCCTTCAGCGCCTTGGCATAGCCGTGCAGCCGCACGGTCTCGGCCTCGGTGTAGGTCCGATGCGCGTCGGCGAGCTCGGCGCTGTCGAACCACGAATGCGGCTCGGCGAGGTTGGCTTCCTCGCCGGCGTCCTTCACCGTGATGCCGCCATGCACCGGGTGGAACTTCACCTTTGGGTAGCCGCTCGGGTGCGTGGTATCGGCGCCCTCGCGCAGGAACGCCTTGGCGTCGGGATAGGGCGCCGGCCTAGCCGGATCGGCGTGTGGCTGCTGTGCCATCAGTTGGTCCTTTCCTTGCGTGTCGTGGTGATCGGCTCGATCACCTCGGCGATGGCGCCCGCCGCTTTGCGCAACGCCATCAGTTCGTCGTCCGATTGCATGCCCCGGGTCGGTCCCACCTGCGCCTGCTGGGGCTTGTCCAGGTCGCGGTCGCGCTCGCGCGCAGGCTCGTGTGTGCCTGACATGTGCAGTGCCACTCCTTTTCACTCCTAGAGCATGTCGGGGATACGGACGGCCCATTCCGGTCTTACCCATAAGTAGCCGTATAAGACGTCAAGCCGGGTTATAGTTTGATCATTTATTCCATCGTAGAAAGTAATGAGCCGGATTGATACCCCGTCGTAGCTTTCGCGGTAGCTCTCGACGACGCCGCGGGTCGGCATGTCCATCGGCACGATGGCAAGCGTGATCGCCAGCGGATGGAAGATGAAATTGCAGCGATAGGTTTCGGCGCTGTTGGTGATGCAGGCGATGGTCGCGCCCGATGCCGGCGATGCGGACACCGTCTGGTAGGGTGCCGGCGTCGGCCCTGCCGCGGGCGGGATCAATGGCGGGTAGATCGGAATGGATGTCGAGCCGGTCGGGACTGCCGCGGTCACGGTGAACTGCGCGAGCTGCCCGGTCGACACCTTGGTGACCCTGTTGACCGCATAGACGCCCTGGAAAGTTATGACGTCGCCCGCGGCGAGCGCCGAGCCTGCCGCCATCGCCGTCGTGGTGATGGTGGATCCGGACTGGTTGGCGCCCGAGACCGTCGGCAGCGTGGTGTAGGTGGCGGTGACGTGCGGCACGACGGTCGGGTCCTGCGCCCAGTCCATGCCCAGCACGTCGGTCTTGATCATCGCCGTTTCGTATTGCTCGCCGATCTTCGATTGCTGATTGAACAACCCGGAGAACGACGCCACCGTGCGGCCCATGGTGATCGGGTCCAGGATCGCCCGGCGCTGGCCCCTCGGCGTCGAGAGCTTATCGAGATACGCGCCCGCCATGGCGAACGTCGTCATGGTCGGCGAGATCGTATTGTTCGACCCGTCGACGTTATGGACGATGTTGGGGATGTTGAGCCCGGCGCCTGACATGACGTCGGCGGCGATGCCGCCCACCAGCGCGTTGACGGCGGGCTGGATCACCCGCATGTCGTAATCCTGCATCGACAAGGTGCGGTCCACCATCGAGAACGCGATGTCGACGCCCACCTGCTTGGCGACGGTGAGGGCGGTCGTGCGTTCGGTGGTGGACTGCGCGGAGGCCGTCGGCCCGGTGCGCAGCACATAGTCGTTGGGCAGACGGATCTGGATGGTGCTGCCGGGTTTCTGCCCGGCGACGGATGGGTTACCGAACTCGTCCTGCCATTGCCGGTCGACCATCCGCAGGAACGCGTTGGAGTTCCTGAAGAGTTCGATGGCGCGCCGCACCACCAGGGTGGGCGTAATGATTGAATTGGGCACTGTGGCTCATTCCTGATCCTTTCGTTTCGGGGGATGCCGTCACGCGAGCGCGATCTTCGGCACGCAGGAAGAGCCGCTTCCAGTCGGGGCCCGGGCGAGGCCCGGAGCCGAGGGGCGAACCCCTCGGCCGCATGGCGATCAGCGCGCCAAGTCGGGGATCAGCACGTGGTGCTGACACATGGGGAACCGCCCCAAGTCGGCCGGCACGTCGTCAATAACTATGTAAATACGCCACCGTCCCTGCCCGGCGCCCACGGTGGCCACGAGCGCTGTCCTGCGGGGCCGGGATCGGGCTCCCATCGAACTCGTTCGATGGGGACCCGGTGAAACCAACGCCGCAGCCGGTTCGGGAGAGCGTCAGCCAGTCAGCGCCGCCACTTCTGCTGCGCGGACCAGCGCAGAAAGCTGTCCATGCCGCCCTTTTCCGGGTCCGGTGTCGTCGCCGCGCGGCCTGCTGTCGGCGGCCGGATCGGTGGCGGCAGGCTGGAAACGGGCGGCGGCTTCGGGGCTTCCGGCGGGGCGCCGAGCTTGGTCAATGCGAGCGCCATCTTGTGCGGCGGCAATGCAAGCACCCGCTCTGCTTCGGCGGGATTGCCGGCGAGTTCCATCACCGCGCGTTGTCCGCCTTCGGTATCCATGGCGATCTGCAGCAGCATGTTGCGCTGTTCGGGGGAGGCCATGTCGGCGACCGTCTTGCAGGCATCGGCGAATTTCTCGCCGAACTCCTGCTTGCCCGCCCCGTCCCACTCGCCGACGCGGGCCTGCCAGGCGTCCTGCGCGACGCGCTGCTCGATGGCCCGGTCGAAGTCGGCCTGGGTGAACTGCGGCTGCGGCTGCTGCGGTTGCTGCTGGGCAAAGTGCTGCTCGATTTGCTGTAGCCGCGCCTCGAGGGCATCGGCGCGTGCCTTCTGCTCGTAGCGCTGACGGGTGAGCTGGCCGACGCGCTGCGCCTCGCGCCGGCGTTCGTTGGCAAGCCGCTCCTCGAGTTCCTGCTCGCGGGTTTTCTCGGGCGGTGGCGGCTCGGGCTCGGGCTGTGGTTGTGCGGGCGGTGCGTCGTCTTCCGACGACAGCACGTGCTGCGGCACATATTCCGGCTCAGCCGGCGGTGGTGTCGGTTGCTGTGTCTCGCTCATGGGTTTCACGCAGGAAAGTGTTAGCGTTTCTGAACAGTTCGATAGCGCGGCGGACAACCAACTCCGGGGTGATGAAGCCGCCGGCGCTTATCAATGCTTCCAGTCTGGCGCGCAGCAGGGCGTCGCGCTTTTCCAGGCGTCTGCGTTCGGTGGCCAGTTTGCGTTCGCGGCGCTCCAGATCTCTGAACGCGACCGCCAGCTTGCCTTGCGCTGCGTTAATAGCGCGCCTGCGGGTGCGGAACTTCCTCGCGAGCATAGGAACCGCAGGCTTGATGACGCGCTCGTTGTATTCTTCCATGGACAATGTCTTGTCCAAGGCCAGCTCGATCTTCGTCACTTCTTCTTAGCCTGTGCCTCGCGCTTTTTCGCGTATGCGATCGCCACTGCCTGATCGGGCTTTTTGCCACTGGCAATTTCCGCCTTCACGTTGCTTTTGAACGTGGCCTTGGATGTTCCCGATTTCAGTGGCATCAGCCTTGCCCCGTCTGCTGATTGGCGAACCACATGGCCTGCATGTTGCGCAGCCGCGCGGCGTAGTCGGCGGGTGTCGATGGCGCGGCAAGGTTGGGCGCAGGCGTGGCCGGCGGATAGGCCATGCCGGGCCGCATGCCGACATCGGCGTAGGCTGGTGCTGTGGGCGTGGCTCTGAGCCCGATGTCGGGTGGCGCCCCGGGTGGTGCATTGTTCACCAGCCCGGGGATGACGTTTCCCGAATAGGCATTCGCCAGCATCGCGTTGTGCACGTTCTGCGCGGTGGGCGCGAGGCCCATGCGCGCCAGATAGGCGTGCACCATGTTGGTGGGGTCGAGCATATCGGATGACGAAGGCGCTGCGAGCGCATTGACACTCGTGGTGGCCACGCGCCCTCGCGCTGACGGCGGAATGGGCGGGGTGACGGTGATTGGCCCGGATACCGGATAGCCCCCCGGCGGCGTCACCACAGGCCCGCTGGGGCTGCCGGGCAGTCCCTGGATGCCAGCGGTCGACGGATAGGCGGACGGCGCCACAGGCTGCGCTGTGGGCTGCGCGTAGGCCGATGACGTGAGCCCGGGGATATTGGGCGGGGTGATGGTCGCACCCACCGGACGGTTGGGGATGGCCGACGGCGCGGTGAGCGCCGAAGGCCCGCCGCGGCGCCCGAGATACCACCAGCTCGTCGGGTCCAACCAGTTGGCGGCGTAGGGCCACGAGCCGGTGCCGTAGTCGGTCGGGTAATCTGCCATCTACTCTGCCCCTTGCGGTGCTGCCGTGCCGTTGGTGCCGTTCGTCGGCTGTGGTGGCGCCGCTTTCCCTCGTAGATGCGCTGCCGGCATGTCTGACTGCACCACAGCGCCGGCCTACCTTCGATGCGCGTTGCCAGTTCGAACTCAGCCATTAGAGCAGCAATCCTAGTTGCTTGGCGAACGCCAGCGGATGCTTGGCGCCCTTCTCCTGATTGCATTTGGCACAGGTCAACTGCAGGTTCTTCCGATCATTGGCGCCCCCTTTGCTGAGGGGCACGATGTGATCGACGTGCCATTTAGACTGAAGCCGTTTACGGCAGTAAGCGCAGCAGCCTTTTTGCATCTGAAGGATGGCTGCAATATCTGCAACAGTGTGCTGGCCGCCGACGACAAGCTTTCTTGCTCTGCGATTTCTGGAATGTTGGGCATTTAATTCGGGTTTGCTGCGTCGCCTTGCGAGATATTCGTCTCGATGGCTTTCGGCCCATTTCCTGAAGATTTTGCGTGTTTTCTCTCTATTGTTCCGTTGCCATTGCATAGCCTTGTCGGGATTGGCTTTATACCATTCCCGGACTTTAGCCCTGGCTGCTTCAGGATCAGCCCAATATTTCGCGCGCCCCTTTGCAAGATTGCTTTCCCGATTGCGCTGCTTCCACTCATTGGAGGCCTTGCGCGCTTTCTCCCGATTAGCTTTCTGCCATTCGGTGGATCGCTTATTATTGGCAGCTTTGCGCTTATGGTGCCCCGCTCGATGATAGGCGCGATAGCATTCCCAACACCATGAATGCGGCGATGTCCCCCAAACTCGCTTTCGTATAGGGAAGTCTTCAAGTGCCTTGTGCTGCCGACACTGGCTGCACTGCTTGCGCCCCGTTTCCAGCGCCGTTTGTCGCGCTCGGCGGTGCGAGCGTTTGCTGTATGTCGGCTTCGTGTTGGGCATGTTGCTTTAGCAGCGGGATAATGTCTGTCTGCATCATATCACCGATAAGTTGTTTCACAATCATTTGCATCGCATGAGGATCAATACTGCCTACCGCTTTTAGGCGATCTGTCTCCGCCGAATAATCCTTTATGTCGATCTCCCGGCTCTTGTCCTTCAGCTGCTCCTCAAGATGAACAACCTGCGCCTTCAGCATGCTGACTTCCGCATCGGCTTGTTGCAGCGTCTTTTGTGCAGCGGCTTGCGTCTGTTGTAGCATCTGCTGCAACTGCGTCACCTGCGGGCTCGGCGCGCCTTGCTGATACTGTGGCGGCAGCCCCTGCTTCATCCGCGCTGCCAGTTCATCGGCCCCCGGGAAGTCGGCATTACGCGCCCAGAAGTCGCCGACGATCTGCAGCGCCTGCGGATTGTTCTGCACGATCTGTGAGAACGCATTAAAAGCTTCCTCACGTTTCGTGGCGTAGCTCGGCCCGACATCGCTCACCACCGAATACTGCCCGATGCGCGGGTTGAAGATGGTGCGCAGCGCCGCGGCGCGTGCCGCGTCCGGGTCGTCCTGCCCGGTCATCGACGGCTGCGGCGGCGGCGCGTTCGGGTCCTGCGTCGTCTGGTGCGCGACGGGATGAGCGGGGTCGAGATGCACCTGCGTCTGATCGCCGCTTTCGCCCATGATCAGCAACGTGCGCGGCGTGTCGTAAACCTTGGGGATGAGATCGATGATGATGCGCCCGGTGAAACGGATTGCCGCCGCCAATCTGTCGATTACGTGGTATGTGGCATTGTCCCCTTGCCTCTGGCGCGCGTTGATCGCCTTGCCCGACGTCTCGTTGGAGGGCTCCCCCATCACCGCCTGATACTGCCCGGTCGCCATCATCATCTCGGCCTGGCTGATCTTCAGGCCTTCCATATACGCATCGGCCATCACCGGCGGCTGCGAGCGCTCGGGTGGCGGAATGGGCTTGCCCTGCTCGTCGGTGCCCTTGTAGGTCAGCACGGCCTTGTTTTCTAAATTGGCGTTTTCCCAGGCCTTCAGATTGCTTTCGATGCTTTCCGCCGTGGCGATGAACGGCGCTTTCGTCTGCAATGCGACGAACTCGGCGGCCTGGCTGGTATACCAGTTATAGAGCCGTTGCGGATCGCGCAGGTGCCGCACGTGCGACACCCAGTCGAGCTTGCCCTCGATGACGATTTCCTCGCACGGCACGCGCACGATCGGGACATACCGCCCGAGCCATTCCTTGCGCTGGATGATCTTGGAATCCGCAATGACGAAATACTCGACTTTGGGCTCGGCGATGTCGCGCGCCTGGCGCGGCTCGACGCCGAACTGCTTCAACTGGTCCAGATAGCCCTCGGGCAGCCGGCTCTCGCGATGCACCGTGCCGTCGTGCATCTCGAGCAGACGGTCGCGCTTTTCCCCGACCCGGTAGTATTCAACGAGCTGCACGTGCTTATCGTCGGTGCGCCGCTCGGACGACGACGTCAGCGCGCCCTGGTTGGAGATGAGCGCGTCGTTGTCGAGGCCGACGTCGTCATCCTCGCCGTATTCGGCCCGATATTCCTCTTTCGTCAATTCGTAGAACAGGAACGCCCATTTCATATCGGACCCGTCGGCCTGCTGGTGGTCGGGGTCGCAGTAAACCTGCGTCGGGTCGGCGATGCGCTTGATGTAGATTTCCTGGTTGAACGTATCGTCGTGCGCGTAGTCGGTCTCGACGCGCCAATAGCCGATGCCGCCCATCACCTGGCAGTAAGTCGCGTTCGCATACGCGTGCTGCGCGTTGGAGATGTATTCGATGTGCCGGATGATGCCCTCGAATATCTGCGCTGCCTCGTAGGTCGCCTCGTCGCCCACCGGGTTGACGCGGATCTGCACCGGGTTCTGGCGTGCGTCGTTGATGATCTGCAGGCAATGCACGCGGGTCTTGTTCACCGTCAGCGACGGCCGCCCGGCCGACTGGCGCGAGGCCGACACCCGATCATTCCATTGGGCTTGGTTCAGGTCGTCTCCATTAGCGAACTTTATGTCGTCTATATAATGACGATGTGCGTCCGCCTGATACTCATGCGCTCGATTAAACCGCTCTTGAGCTTCCTCCACTATTTCAGTGTCGGTCTGTCCTGTCTTGCGCTTAGCCATCGTATTCTAGAGCAGCTTTCCTTGCCCTCTCGCCCATATTAACGGGTGCTTGGTGAACTTGGCTTGATTGCATGGCTGACAGAGCAACTGGATGTTGCCGATGTCATTGGTCCCGCCGCGTGAGAGCGGCATGATGTGGTCGGCATGGTAGCCTGATTTGATGCTTACGCTACAGTTAGCGCATCGGAACCGCTGCAGCTGCAGCAGTTCCCTGATCTGTTTCGGCGTGTGCTCACCGCCGGCCTTCTGTTTAGCCCGACGATTGCGAACGTGCGTTCGTTTCCGTTCGAGTTCTTCCTCGGAAGCATTGGCGTGTCTGGCGCGACCACGTGCGTTGACTTCCTCGCGGTGGGCCTTGACCCATGCCTGCATATATGGCTTGCGTTGCTCATACACCGCCTTTGAATAGGCACGGCGCTGCGCTCGATTTGCCTCCAAATTGGCGTAATAAGCCGCTTGTTGCCTCGCAACGGACTTATTGCGGCGCTCATGGACATTCCCATAATATCGCCGCGTTTGATCGAGCCGTTGGCACCCATCACACGATCCACTCGCCAGCCATCGCTCTGCGATGTGCCCATGTGGGCATGGCTTGCCGGTGAAATACTTAGTCTTGCCCGCAGCCCTCGCCTCGGCTCGAGTGACAAGCGGTCCCGTATAGAGCAGGATTTCGTCAGCCATAGCGAGCGGTGCCTCGTTCGCGTGGTTAGGTGCCTGTTGGCGGTGGACACGCCTTCAGGCACCGCTATTGTAATATATGTCTTACGCTTGGCCATGGCTCACCAGCCGTTCTTCTCGGCCTGCTCCATCATGAGCTTGATTGCCAGGGGCACCAGATAGGTGCGCCCGGCCTCCAGGCGGAGATTGTCGATAATCCAGTTCCTGGTGGTTCTGATCTCGCACACCGACTGCGCGGCATTGCGCGCCGCCACGATAGCGTTGTGGCGCGCGGCCTCGGCCTGTCGTTGACGCGCAGCCTCGGCGGCCTGCCATTCGCGGTCGTGCTGAAACTGACGTTCGCGCTGCGCGGCTTCCCATCTTTCCTGCTCGTCACGCACCGCGGTGCGCAGCCGCTCGAGGTCCCGCTTATTGGCGGCGCTGGTGCGGGCCTGGCTGAGCTCGTCCCACTCGCGCCAGTCCAGGTCGAACCCGTAAGTGCCGTGGCGGCCGCAGAAGGCGCTGAAACTGTCGCCCGAATCGGGCAGCCACACTTCGTCCCGGTCGAGCCGCTGGTCGCGCCGGCAACGTTCGCGGATGTCGGTATAGTCGGCCGTCCACCACAGCATCGGCACCGGGCGGGGCCAGCGCATGGCACCGGTCATGGCCGCCTGCGGCATCAGGGCGACCCGGCATCGGTGGTCCGCAGCGTCTCGAGCCGCATTTCCTCGAGGCGCGCGATGGCCCAGCGCAGCGCCGCCATTTCGCGGTTCTCCAGCACGACGGCGCGCTTGAGCAGATACCGCAGCGCCTGCATGTGCCGCTCGGCGGGGGATGCGTTGGTCATTGCATCAGCACCCGCGTGCCCCGATGGCGCACGTGATAGTGCACGTAATAGGGCAGCGGCTGGCGCCCATCGACCAGCTGGAAGCCATAGCCTTTGCGGGTGAGCACCGCCGCGTAGGACCCGGTGCAGTTCAGCGCCTTGCGCAGGACATAGATGTATTGCCGGATACACTCTGGGCTCACCGTGCTGGCATAGTCGCTGCCGATCTCGCGGAGCGACCACATGCCGCCCTGCATCAGCCGCGAGAGCGCCTGCCCGGCGCGGTAGGGCACCACGACGGCGCCGCCCGGGCCGCGCAGCTCGCCGGTTTCTGGGTTCCAGCGCAAGTCTAGGAAGGTGATTTCATTGGGCGGCATCGGCCGCTCTGAACCTATAACGGTGGTTTCGGTTCGCTACTCTATGGGTTTGGCTTTGGTGCGTTGTCCGTAGGACAGATCCTACGGACAGTCCGTAGGGTTATTCCGTCCGATAAGATCCGATTGCGGACGGAATGCCGTGGCATCATTTAGGGCTTTACTTACAGCATGGGCTCTGGTATATCTTCTGGCATCAGACAGGAGACCGACCATGGCTGCCACCCGCTACTTCAAGGCCACCGACGGCAAGCGCACCTTCTTCCGCGCCTCGCCGACCCGCGCTTATCAGTCGCTCACCGTCTATCCCGACTGGCGTGACTGGTGTCTCCATCGTGACGGTCGTGGTGTATTCCCGGCAACCGAAATCACCCGCCAGGAATATAACGCGCTGATCGCACTGAAGAATGAGCGGGGCCTGCGGGATCAGGCAAAATGGGAAGAGAGCAACGGACGTTCATGGAACGGTGGCGCCTTTCTCACCGCACCCGGCGATAGCTGGGTCTACAACGAGGTGCTCGCATGAGCACCCGTCCGCTTCCGAAGTCACTGCAGGCGGCCTGTAGTGGCCGCTACGCAGACTCGGCCGGTAATGGCTGGACTGAACAGGACGATTTTGCCGGTCTCGGATGCTGGTCCCACTGGATCGAACTGAAGCCCGGCTGGCGCAACGCCCATACCGACCCGCAAAGCCCCCTCCACACCATTCACGAAGCCTCTGTGAAAGAGGCTCTGCAATGCCTGCGTCATGCCAAGCCATGCCTCTGCGAATGGTGCCGCGATGAGCTGAGCGAGCTGAACCAATGACCCCGGCAGATAAAGTGCTAGAAAACCGGCTGCGGCGCACACTGGCGCGTCGTGGCTATGCGCTGGTTAAGAGCCGCATGCGCGATCCGAAGGGCATCGGCCACGGCGGCTACCTGATTGCCCACGACGGCACCAACGACACCATGGTCGCGCGCCACACGCCAAATGATTTCAGCATGACCCTAGCGGATGTTCAGAGATGGGCTGAGGACGGCTAGGGTCATTCCGTCCATTAAGCCCAGCGCCCTGCATCAGCCTTTGGCCATGCCCTCGAGCCGCTTGCGCAGCCGCTCGGCCAACTCGACCCCCATCAGCGCCCAAATGCGCTCGAACTCAGCGTCCATCGGGATCGACGGCGGCCCGGGCGGCGGCGGCACGTCAGGCTTGTCGCTCATCGTCTCATCCCCCTCGGAAATGCGCCTGCACCTGCGCGCCATATGCCGTGAGCGCGGTCACCGCCGGCTGCTCATAAATGTGGTCCGCGCCCGGAGCGCCCCCCATGCTATAGAGCCAATACGGGCAGCAGAACGCGCCCGTGCCGCTCTCCTCGAAATCCCCCACCTCGAGCGCCGCCTGCACCGCACCCCATCCACCCGCATCCACGTGCGCGCCATCGGTTGCGTTCCCGAACTCGCCGACGATCGATGGAATAACACCATCGGCACTGACGATGCGCCGCTGATCGGCGATGGTATTGCGCAGGCACTGCTTATTGTATTCCAAATCATTCGAATAGTTCGCTAACCAATTGTAGTAATGGCTATCGAAATGCACATTGCGCATGTGCCCATACTTGCTGAAATCCAAACCGTTGGCGATGCACCCGCCGATGGGAACCAGCCCGATCATCGCATTCGATCCCGTGCCCCTGATCGCGTCATACACCGCGCAGTGCTCGGCGGTGACAGAGCCCGCTGGTAAGCCAATGTAAGTGTCCTGCGGCTCGTTGCAGGTGCTGAACCACACCCGGTTGTTGCTCTTGTAACGATTGGCCAGGTCGCGATACCAGTTGCATTCGACAACCAGCTGATCGCCAACGCAAACCGCCGGCCAGGTGAACCAGTTGCCGATTTCAACGACCACGCCACGCGCCGTCAGCCATTCCACGGTGTTGGCCAGCACATCGGGCCACGTCCACACGCCGTCGACGAAGCCCCACGGCATCAAATGAATGAATTTCGTCGCCGGGAAATCCCGCAATAACGGGTTGCACTGCGCATCGGTTACGGTGATGTGGCATTGCATGTCGAGCAGACAGAAGCCAGGACCCTGAAACCGCGAGCCGTCGGGTGCCCATATCTTGCCGTCGCGCACGCTGTATGCGCCGGTAGGTGGGACAATGGGCTCGGGTGGCACGACCGGCGCGGACGCCGACGGATCGCCCGCCGCGGTGCGCCATGAGCGGCTCGCATGCACCCACTCGAACCACTCATCCGTAGGCTGTCTGCCGCTCACCCACTGGTAGCACGTGCCCTGCCATTTCTCGATGCCGGTGACGTCGTAGCTCGTTCCGGCATTCTGCCAGCTGTCGCTGCCAAACGGCTGCCATTGCACGACATGATTGTGCTGCGGCTGGTTGTCGAGCCGCCAGAGATTGGCGCCGTCGTCGATCAGCACGACGCCCGGCTGGGTGGCTTTCGCGCCGTCGGGCGATGGCATGAGTTGCGGCGTCGGGGTGTCAGAAGCCATGAGCAAGCCCCTTGAAATACAGGATCATGGACACGAGCGCGGCTGCCGCGATGACCAGCCCCACCTCGAGCAGAAACTGCGTCGTCAGCCGGTTGGCGTAGCGGCCCGTTGTTCCAAGTCCTGCAATGTCTGAACGATGTGCTGCATGACGAACGTGCGGCGCATCGCGGTCACCGGATGCAGCCGGTGCGTCGCGATCTTGTTGGGGTAGTCGCGCTTGCGCCTCAGCAGTTCCCGCTCGGCTTCCTCACGCATCTCGCGCAGCGATGGCGGAAATGGCAACTGGCCGCTCACATCGCCATCCATGAGGTGCGCTGCTCGTCCGGTGAGCGCCAGTGCGGCTCGCCGAGCACATCGGCGACAGCCGGGCGCTCGCGGCCCTCGCGGACACCGAGGCACATATACCGTGCAGCGTCTGCGCCATGGGACGCGTGGTCATGGACCGGAGTGCTGCGCCACGTCTGCGCCGCCTCGTGCCACTCGCGCCGGTAGTTGCGCAATGCGCGTATGCCCAACGCGCATTTCTGCGCATCGAACCAGGCTTTCGGGAGTATCATCCTGACCGCGTTTATCCCATCGGCGACGCTGGTGTTCTCGACCACACGCGTGGGACGCACGCCCAACGAGTGCAACGTCTCGGTCCGCGAGCGCCCGCTGCCCAGCTCACGCACCTGCGCATCATGCGGCAGCAGGTGGCGTTCGTAGCTGTATGGCCGTTGCTGCAATTGGCGCACATAGTAATCGAGCGCTTCGCCGCTGCTCTCGATGTAGTCGATGAAGCGCCATTGCCCGCTGCGGCTGAGCTGCATGCACCATATCGCGGTGGCGTCGTCTATGCCGAGGTCCCAAGCGGTCCATGTGCGCAGGCCCGGTTCGTGCGGCACGATGCCGATGCGGCCGTCGGTTTCCGCCTCGGCCATCAGCCGGCCGTAATAGGTGCCTGCATTCGGTGCATTGAAACTTACGCAAAGTTCCTGGTCGAACTCCTCAGGACTTAATTCCCTCTTGAGCCGTTCAATTGCTTCCTGTGGCAGGACACCAGTCTTCATATAATCCAACAAATAGCTGGAATATCCTGGTGTAATCCGCGCTCGATCATATGCGGCTTGCAGCAGGCCTTTGCCCTTCGGTGTGCCGGATCGCACCAATGTCCCGCCGCTGTCAGCCAGCATCGGCTCAATGACCAGCGGCACAAGACTGGGTGTCGTGTCATCAAACTCATCAATACAAATCTCAATGGCGCCCCCCCCGCGCCAGACGTCGGGGTTGTCGCAGCCGCCGCACATATAGACCGCGCCATTGGATAGTTTGATGGCCATTTCCGAGCGCCTGACGGTCGCGCCCGGGATAGCATCGGCCGCCCGCACAACCTGGTCCCATAACCCCGTTCTGGCCCATTGGACACCATACGGTAGTAAGTGGATCACCCGCGCATTCGGTCGTTTGTCGAGCAGCGCCCGCCGTAGGC